TCCAAAGGATAGATAATAGAGAGAGTGTATTCATGTGAATGTTATAGGGTAGAGAGTTAACTCTCTTTATCCTCATGATACTTGATCAACCACTTGATGTCATTCTTCAACTCTTTGAGATCAGAGTCAATGTGCTTGAGGTGATTGGATTCAATGGTCCAAACTCTCCAAGCAATGAATGCAACAAAAGAGACTAATGTGGTGACAAAAAGAGATTCGTAGAAGTCCATGCTATGCTCCACACTTGTTTGCTTTGATGTGTTTTTTCATATTGCCAGCATCCAATTCTTTTCCACATATCTCACACGGAGTTTTCTTTCTCTCCAGTGCTGCTCTTGATTTTCTCATCTTTGCTTCTTCACTATTAGAAAAAGTCTTTCCTCTGTTCCAAGCAGCTTTACCTCGAAACGCTTTTCCAGGATCACCAGCCGCAATTCTTCTCGAAACTTCTTCTTTACTGTACAACTTTGTCCAGTGTACCCTCTTCCCTGAAGAGTATTCTTCTTTCAATCTTTTCGACTGATTCTCAGAAAACCCCTCTGGTTGAGGTGTGCCCTTCTTTCGGTATCCTCTGTTCTTGGGATCAAACCATCCAAGTTTTTCTTCCCAAGCCTTCTTGCCGCCTTCGCTTGCCCACTTGACCCTTTCGTCTTTGTGAATCTCAGAATGCTCTTCAGGTGTCAGAGCGACGAGATTGTCAGGGTCATTATTCCAAGGATCCCCATCAATGTGATGAACGTGGTATCCCTTTGGAATCTTTCCGTGGTGTTTTTCATACACTTTTCTGTATGGATTGTTTTCGTGTGCTTTTCCCATAATGATGTTATAGTCACCACGCCTTACAAGACCAATAGCGCGCACGGTATTTTGGCCCAGGATTGTCACAGTTATGTCTCGCTCTGAATGAACGTCTTCTTTCTGGATCATCTGCCTTGATCTCCATGTTTGGATCACCAAAACCGAGTTTGATCACATTACCTTTGTCATTCTTTACATAGACATAGAACTTCTTTTTGCCATCAGAAGACCTGAAAGGTTTGTTCAGAGTGACTGGTTTTCCTTCGTACTCTGCTGACTCTTCAATCTCACCCCATTCGTTGAGGTTTTGAAGCATCTCGTAGAATGCTTGAAAATTAAACTCTGTCATTATTTAGGACCCCGTTTGTGTATGTTTCCATTTCAAAATAGTGAAAACGAAAATCGACTGTTGCTGTGAGATATTCGATGTCTTGTTGAGTTGCATCATACGATGGACCATCGATTGATATTGGAAATGCGTTTCTGAAAACCCAATGCACGACAGGTTTTCCTGCTGAGTCGGTTCCAAGAACTGTGACCGTTGACATTGTACGCGCAAATCCTGTTGTTCTTTCTGCGTCGTTTTCGTTCAACCAATCTGGATACTGTTGGTGTCCTTCGGGTGCGTTGATTCCTTTGATCCATTCTGCAATGGAACGATATGTCGTGAACTGCTTATCGAGAAGGAAAGTTGCGCTCAACTGCCCATAGTCAACTCCGTCTCCTGGAATGTATGTGCGCGTTGAGTTGAACCTGTTGTCAAGAGGAACTTCTCCTCCACTCAAAGGAGGAATCGTCACCTGTTGAAGGTTGTATGCCACCTGAGGAAGTTTGTCAATCACCATGAAGAAATTCTGTGGTGGGACATACGACAGTTCAGGTTGTCTTGCTAATACGTCTGAGTAATTGAGTGCCATAGACTATTTATAGGTAATGAAAAAGGGAGCCGAAGCTCCCTTTTTCTTTTTTCGCAAAAAGCGACAACTTAGATGTTGTCAACTCTGAACTTGCGATAGTAGACGTTTGTTCCAGGAGTATGCAGACCCTGAGACTGGATTGCTGCAGAACCGCCAGCGAATGGGTTAGAAACCATACCGTAGCGAGTCTTGAAGCCAATCTTAGGCTGGAATGTTTCCTGTGCAACCGCACGAACCATCTGCAGAGGAACGTATGGGCAGTAGAACATACCTGCGTCCATGTTGTTTGAACCTTTGTAACCAACAACGATGTAGTCACCAGAAGTTGCATAAGGATCAACATAGACCTTGGTGCGACCGTTGAGAACACCAGCGAAAACACCAGAAGTTACGTCAACGTTCAGGTTGTCCTGAAGACCTGAAGTGTAGTCAAGGAGACCAGCCATTGTCAATGCAGACGCAACGTTTGCAGAGCAAAGGATGAAGTTACCCTTACCACGACGAGTTTCGAAAGCAATAGAGTTTGCTTCTTTCTCGATCTGAAGCATCAGACCTTTCTGTCTTTCAACAGACCAACGACCTTGACCGTCAGCGATGAGGTCGAAGATACCATCGTTTGTCAAACCTTGACAACCGTACTTCGCTTGTGAGATCATTGTACGAACAACTTCGCGGTTGATTTCAGCAAGGATTTCAGTTGAAAGGATGTTTGACAACTCAGCTTCAGCGTCCAAACCATGAACTGCTTTGAGGTCTTGAACGAGTTCCATTGTGTACTCAGACTTCAATGCACGAGTCTTAGCTTCAACGGCAGTACGCTCAATTGTGAATGACATCTCACGGAAGTTGTCACCCTCACCCTCACGAGTGGTCATACCGAAAGCAGAAGTACCTTCAGCAGTAAGTGGCGAGAAACCAGTGTTCAGACCAGGATTGTCTGTCACTGTGTCAACGAATGGATCGTTAACGAAAGTTCCGCCAGAGTTGCCCAAACCGTCAGAAGCAGCGTCTGTTGTTTCGCCCAAGTTCGAAGCACGACGTGCAGAACTGAATGGGTTNGAGGCACCAGCACCGTTTGCACTAGAACTGTGAGTGTTTGGCGAGCCAGTGTTGAACGCAGTACCCGAGAAGTTAGGGAACGCTTCGTTGTAGAACGCTTCAGTCGCGTCAGCATTTTCGTTGTTGTCGCCATAGCGAGCACGAAGTGCGAAGATCAGTCCAGTTGGAGCTGACATTGGCTGAACACCACAAAGGTCGAAAGCCATCATCTGTGGCATTGCACGACGAACCAGTGAGATGATGATTGGATCATAACCTGCACGGCCAGTTGCGTTAAGTGTTGCGTTGTCGCCAGNACCTGAGAAGGCNCCACCGAAACCAGCACCTGAAANAGATGCTTCTTGCAAGCCAGCTTCTTCACGAAGGGCCCGCTCTGTATTTTCGAGAACCTGAGCAACTACTGCACGACGATCACGGTCTTGAATATCCGGAAGGTCTTCATGGTTGATCACAGGTGCCCACTTTTCAGCGAGGATATCAGTTGACATTATTGTCTCCTTAAAAATAGGTTAAACTGCTGTGTTTCTTTGTTCTTTTCTTAGAATAGTTTTTGTTTTTCTTACTTCAGCACAGTTTTTGAAAGGAATTTCGCGTACTGTGATACAGAGGTATCATCTTCTTCGATGACAACTCCACCATATACTTCCTCGGTCAACGACCCAAGAAGTGGTTGCTCAGATGTTGGATCGAAGTAACCCTCTTTGAGTTCTTCCATCTTGAATCTGAACTCATCGATGTCTTCTGCTTCAACTGACTCAGACAATTTTTCTAAGCGGATCTTTTGTGTCTCTGTCAGATCTTCAGCGATTTCATCAACAATTTCTTGTTTGCGGATTGAGAGAATTTCCATACGGAGATCCGACAACTCATTTGTCTGCTCTTCAATCTGCTCTTTGTAGGATTCAACTGCTTCAGTCAGTTCGTCGACAACAGAGACTTCTTCTTCAGGAATCTCGATGTATGATTCTTCGAACAAACCTTTCAGTCCACGGATGAAGTTCTCGGCGATTTCAGTTCTCAAAGAGTATCTGATTTCGAGAGCATTCTCTTGCATCCATTCTTGAACTGCATAGTCGACATACTCTGAAACTTTTTCGTTCAGTTCTGCTGTCTTCTCTGCTAGTTTGATTTCATAATCTGCTTCGAGTTCTTCGCGAATCATCGATGCTTTTTCGTTGACGGCAGTTTCAAAGATGACAGAAGCACGTTGCTTGAACTCTTCGTTCATTTCCTCTTCTTCATCCATGTCGTCTTCTTCGTCCATCTGCTCTTTGTCGTCCATTTCTTTGACGATCTTTGCAGCTTGATCTTTTGACATTGTCACCTTGTGAGTTTTGCCATCGAGTTCGATTTCAGACTCACCGTCCATTGCTGCCTGAGCAATCTTGTATGTGAATGCATCGTCGTCGAGCATCTTCTCTTCAAGATCTTCCTCGTCCATGTCTTTTTCTTCTTTCATGGACTCGCAACATGCTTTGACTTCTTCAGCAGAACAGCCATACTTTTCAGCAGCCATTTCATATGTACAGTCATCGTTTTCATTGTACATTTCTGCTGCTTTCATGAC